AAGAGATGAAAGATTTGTGTGCACATCTAAGTACTGAAAATACTGTTAGAAGTATTAAAGACAAAAATATATTCTGTTACAAGAAAAAGGCTAAATGATAATATCCTTGTTTGAAGAGCTATGCGATACTAACAAATATTTCATAAAAATATACAACACAGACAATAATAATTGGATTATATATGTGTTCAGCAATAAAAATATTCAAGTTGATTTACATACGCCTAATTCCTTAACTTCCAAGTACATTAAGGCGGTAGAAATCATTGACTATATTGAACAAGAAATGAATAATCCATTGTCAAAGATTAAAATAATATACACATACAGCTTTGATGATTTGCCAGAATATTTAACAAATATACAAGACATACTTACAAGAATCAAAACATATTATGCTGAAAACAATAAGATTGTAATTTTGAAACCTAAACGTCGTTATTAAGTCTCAAAATAAAAGATGAGGATGCTCTATCAGCAATGAGTTTATCCAAAACCTCATTTATTCTATCTAATCTTTCTTCAATTATTTTTATATAACAATTCTCTGAATGTATTTGTGATACCCTACTTTTTTCAGTATTTGTTGTTTGTGTTGTTTGTGTAGATGTTGATGTTACAGCATCCTTTGTCCACGACATTATATTTTTATGATCATCGTAATAATGTAGAGATGGAGCCTTTTTGGGACTATTCATTTTTAGCATATTTTCCTTATACATTGCTATTATGCTTTCTAGTCTTTGGATATACAGTTCAAGTTTGATATCAGTTTCGAAATACTTTGCATCATCAAAGTGAAAATGTCTGAATATCTTATCAAGCTGTTTAAGTTTTGGCTTTTTGAATTCTATAATGTTGTCATTCTCAATTTGTAATGCATCTGATGGGTGATAGTAATTTCTGTCTTTGAAATGATTGTATTGATTATAAATATATTTATGATAATTATAGCAATTAAGTCCCTCATCAGGACGATAGACATTGATTACCATCCTATAATTACAGGTAACATATTGTTGAAAATAGTATTTAAAATATCTGTTGCCTATTTTGGGTGCACCAAATGTAAAACACGAAACAAGATAAAGGTTCCTAAATTTCTCCCCCAAAATGGCAGAAGCAATTGTTGCGACAGATCCACCAATATGATATCCGCACACGTACAACTTTTTAATTCCTTTATTATAGTCCAAATCTAATATATTTTTGTACAGTGTATCCTCAATATTTTGATACTGTTCTATAATGCCCTTATGGATATAAATGTTGTCTTTGTATTTTTTTTGCTGATCGTTTTTGTTGTATGATAATGAGGAAAAGAAGCTGATGAACACAGTATTATTATACTTGAACATATAATATTTCAATGTATTGTCAGTGTTGAAGAGAACATTGTTGTCTTTAAGAATCTTTTCTATATCTGAATAGTTTTGAATAAATTTATCTAGATTATCAGGATTCACATCCATAGATATTTTAGCAAACAATGCGGCTCTGTATATTTCTTTTATCAAATGATTATTCATTTAAAGCAGTGTATATAGCTTTCTTTATAATAATGTCAGTAAATATTATTATAGTTGGTGCAAAAGACTCCAAAGATCATACGAACGTTGAACTATGGAACAATCCTTTACAGGCATCAACTAGTGATTTAATGACCATAATAAAAGCGTATACAAATGTACAGATTACGTGTTTAGATTTTTTGTATCCATACAGTGCAACATTTGAGAATATTAAATATATCAATGAAGGATATGTTGTAGGTGATCTGGACATTGTGCAAAAACACAGCCTAAATATTATAATAGAATTCTGTAATTTATTTGATGAAAATTGGATAAATCACAATGGATCCACTAAATCAAGGTACATACCTTTGCAAAAATACGATGATTATAATGTTGTTTTACTATCCTGTGGTTGCGGATGGGACAAAGGGTTTCCAATAGATTGTATTACATATATCATTCAGAACAGTCTAACAACAAAGTTCAATCCATACAGTGTTGATAACCTTCTATATACTATTTCAAGTATCAAAAGTATCAGTCCTGAGAACAAATCTATGATGTATCCTTATATTTCTGGACTGTATCAAATGATGGGTACATTTATGTGGAGAGGATGTACACAAGATGATTATGAATCTGAACATATTTTGAGAGAGTTGTTTAGTTTGATAGGTACACCAGAGGTTGACGAAGACATTTCTGAAGTTAGAGAGTTCATAAATGGAAAAAAACATTGGAATAATATGCTCTGGGCAACCCGCAAAAGGTTGAGTAGATATGTCTATTCTAGTTAGAATATGCCAGTCCTCCCATTCCAGAGAGAATACGAAGAATATTATAGTTAACAGCATAAATATGAATAGTTCCATCTACTGATGATTCTACAGACAGGACAGCAGTGTCAATGCGAGACATATTCAAAGTACCAGATGGTTGATGTTCTTCGGGCTTAAGTGCAAATGAATAAACATTAATTCCACTATGATACTTCGAAGGAGTACATTCGTGATGCTGATAAGGTTGCACAACAGAGAAATAGGTCCCCTTGCGTTCTGCAAAACGATCATTGCCATTGAGCTGGATTTTGGCATTTACAATAGGATTCTCTGATACTTCATAGTATAAGGCATTATCTGAGAAGTTGTTCCAATGAGCATTAGTAGCATTTGAACGAACAGCCCATACAAGCTCCTTGCAAGGGTGATTAAACGTCATTCGCATAGATCTATTTGCATTCTTGGTGACAGTATCAGCACCAGTGAACTGCAACTGCTCAATGAGATATTCGTGTGAATGTTGAGCAAAACGTCTACGTTCATCAGTATCCAAGAAAATGTAATCTACCCAGAGCTGTGCATCATTCAAGACAAGGTTATTTGCAGCATTAGTTCTTCCATCCAAAGCGCTGCTGGCAGTGGTTACTGCTATGTTAGATGCTTTGCTATCAACAAGCAGCAATGCATCAGCAACATCATCTGCAATATTAGCAGAAGAATCAATCATTTCAGCAGCAGATGCATAAGTGATATTGATTTTCACCTCGTGATACTGAAGAGCAATCAAAGGAAGTGCAAGACCAACATTGCGACAGAACCAAAACTCAAGAGGAACAACCACCTCATATGTGTCTCCTGCCGACAAAACCTTGGATCTGTTCTTTGCATCACCTCCAACCATCAGCTGGTAACCATCCTTCTTACCAGGTGACATCACTAGCTCGTTCCAAATATATAGCCATTCTGAGTAGTGCTTATCAATTCTTTGTCCACCAATTTCAAGCTCAACATTCTTAAGTAATCTAAGTCCAAAGTAGGGCACCAATGCGAAGGCACCAGTAGCTATAGTGGTTGATGAACCAGTTGCACTCTTATTTTTAATTTTTGCATTGTAATATATCTTATGGATCAAGTCACCATTACGAGTAATAAGAACACTAACAGACGATCCAAAATTATTGTTGCCATTGAAGGACTGTTCAATAGCCTCCATAGCGAAGTTAGTATGACGTCTGTAGACTACCTTGAAGAAAGTAATTTGCGGATTACCAGTTAAATAAACATCCTGCGCACCGTATGCAACAAGCTGAAGAAGACCGCCACCCATTATGTTATATTCTTTATACTATAATAGGAGAAAAAAATTGAGTTAATGGTTGCATCACCCGAAAAGAAAATTCTTAAATCATAGTCTAATTAGCATATGCAATGCCTCCCATACCTGACATAATACGAAGCACATTGTAGTTAACAGCATACACGTGTAGAGTGTGAGCAGTAGTACTTAAGGTACTGGTAATAGCGCTATTCATAGAAAGCTGAAGAACTGCTGTATCAATACGAGACATATTGAGGGTTCCAGAAGGCTGGTGTTCCTCTGGCTTGATGGCAAATGAATACACATTGATACCAGCGTTCCTTGGAATATTTTCGTGATGCTGATAAGGCTGCACAATATTGAAATAATGACCGTTGCGTTGAGCAAAACGATCATTGCCATTGAGAACAAGCTTGGCTGTGTTGATATAGTTCCTTGATACACCCTTTGCAACAGGCTTAAGTTTATTGTCAAGCAAAGTAAGATTACTATCATCTTTCACTACTTCGGTTCCATATGAATAATTCATCCAGTTCTGATTATTTTTGTCATCAGCACCAAATGACTTGGTAACAAACCATACCAATTCCTTACAGGGATGATTAAATGTGAGCTTAGGCTTGATAGTCTCGCTAGTAATAGCTTCTGGTCCATTGAATTGTAACTGTTCAATCAAATACTCGTGGGAAAGCTGGGCAAATCTCCTGCGTTCATCAGTATCCAAGAAAATATAGTCGACCCACAAAGATGCTTGGAAATTACCAGTTAAATCAGCACCAGTTCCCTTACAATTCTTCTTTGACTCAAAGTTGATGTTGATCTTGACTTCGTGGTATTGGAGTGAAATAAGAGGAAGAGCCAGTCCAACATTGCGACAGAACCAGAATTCCAAAGGTACATACAGCATAGTACCAGCTTCAGGCTGGCCACCATAGGCACCAACCATATCATAGAATCCCTCTCTCTTAGAGCGTGGTAAGGAAAGCTCATTCCAGATATACATCCAATGAGAATAGTGCTTATCCATTCTCTGACCTCCAATTTCTACTTCAACATAATTCAACAATCGAAGACCATAGAATTTGCATAGATTATCAGCAGTACAATTTGATAAATCAACAGCCAAATATACACGATGGATTAAGTCGCCATTGCGTGCAATTGTACAAGTGACACGACTACCATAATCAGGAGTACCATTAAAAGTTTGTTGAATAGCCTCAATAGCGAAATTAGTATGCCGACGATAAACTGCTATGAAGAAAGTAATTTGTGGATTACCAGTAAGGGAAACATCCTGTGCACCGTAGGCAACAAGCTGAAGAAGACCACCACCCATTATGTTATATTCTTTATACTATAATAGGAGAAAAAAAATGAGTTAATCTTAGTGTGTAATTCTTTTTATATTTTTAGTTAGAATATGCTAAACCTCCCATTCCAGACATAATTCTGAGTACATTATAATTGACAGCAAAAATGTTCACTGATGTACCAGCAGCAGAGCCAGTGTCAAGAGATAAGACAGCAGTGTCAATACGGGACATATTCAGGGTACCAGAAGGCTGATGTTCCTCTGGTTTAAGAGCAAATGAGTATACATTAATACCCCTGTTCTTAGGTATGTTGGTATGATGTTGATAAGGCTGGACATAGTTGAAGTATTGGCCTTCGCGCTGAGCGAAACGATCATTTCCATTAAGCTGTAAAAGGCAATTCTTAAAGGGATTAGCTCCATCAGGATAGACACCATAAATCATATTAGATGTGCCTGCTGTGGTAAGTCCAGAAACATTCTGATATGTATTAGTGGTGGTATAGTTGTACCACATATTTGGTGTAGTAGAAGCCTTCTTGGATACCCAGACAAGTTCCTTGCAGGGATGATTGAAATTCAACCTGAAACGATTTGCAGCACTTGCATTCAGATTTTCTGAGCCAGTGAACTGCAACTGTTCAATAAGATATTCCTGGCTATTCTGTGCGAAGCGCCTGCGCTCATCAGTATCCAAGAAAATATAGTCGATCCACATACTTGCATCAAAAGTTCCTGAACCAGTTGCACCTGCACCAGTAACACCTGATGTTGCAACATAAACACAATTTGCATATTGTTCAAAAATGATCTTGAACTTGACCTCGTGGTATTGTAAGGCAATCAGGGGCAATGAAAGACCTACATTACGACAGAACCAGAATTCAAGAGGAACATAAAGAGTAGTCTTGTGATCATTCTTAACATCTGTTACGCTATCAATGTTCTTATACGTAAGAATATCTCCATCTGCACCAACCATAGTATCATAACCATACCTCTTTCCGAGAGGTAAAGAGAGCTCATTCCAAATATAGAGCCAGTCAGAGTAATGCTTATCAATTTGTTGACCTCCTATCTCAACAGAAACCTCCTTAAGAAGCTTGAGTCCATAATAGTTGACATATTTGTTGGTTACAGAGCCCATATTATCATAAAGGGCTGGTACACTTAATTCCATATATGCGCGATTGATCAAATCACCATTACGTGAAACAGTTACATATATAGTATTTCCATATCCTGCAGTACCATTGAAGGTCTGTTGAATGGCTTCAACAGCAAAGTTAGTGTGGCGCCTGTAGACTACCATAAAAAAAGTTATTTGAGGATTACCAGTAAGATAGACGTCCTGTGCTCCGTATGCAACAAGTTGAAGAAGACCACCACCCATTATGTTATATTCTTTATACTATAATAGGAGAAAAAAATATACAAGGCTTAAGAATGTAAAGATAATAATTTGAAGATAATGTTTAAAGAAAAAACTTCTAAAAAACGAATAACTGTCACCAACAATTCAAAGGACACTTCTACATTGGATGTTATGCACAACAAAATGATTAAAACATTTAGCATAAAGTACGAGGAAAAACAAAATTATAATTCAATTTTGGAAAATCTTGTCCATTTGCAGGAAACCATCAAGAGCAGAATCAACGAGTTGTCAATATCACAAGATATTGATGAAGAATATAATACTCTTTGGTCATCAAACATAAAACTTTCTGAGGAGATAATTAGTATAAAAAAGTTGATTAAGGAAAATAATGAATATGATGAGATAGAATATTATAAGAAAACCAGTGACATTTTATTTAATTACTACGAAATGTTGGAAAAACAGTCCAAAATAAAGCTAACAGATGTACCTGGATATTCTTTAAAACCTACAACAATCAATTCAGGGAGACCTGCAAATAGAACTATTCTGGATGCCTTAAATGACATACATTCAATAGCCACTTACAATATGGCACCAATGAAAAGCATTCCAATAGATATAATTAATACAGAGAAGAGTGTGCTTGTGGATGAATATCTTTTTGTGACAAGCAAGCATCATATTAAAAAATCTTCAAATGAAGACCTTGAAATATGTAAACAATGCAAGAATCCATTGACTTGTTTGCAACACGATGCAATAATTATTTGTGACAAGTGTGGATATCAGGAACTGCTATTGGTTGAACAAAATCGCCCAATACTGAAACAGAACAATAAAGATACTTCGCATTTTAGCTACAAGAGAATAAATCATTTCAGGGAATGGTGTAATCAGGTTCAAGGGAAAGAGAGCACAGATATTCCAGACGAAATATTTGAAAAGATTCTAAATGAAATCAAAAAGGAAAAGATTTTAGATACAAAGACCATAACATATAATAAAATGCGCGAAATTCTTAAACGTTTGAGGATAAACAAGTACTATGAGCATATTAACTATATTATAAACAGAATAAATGGTATTCCTACTCCTCAATTTTCACCTGACCTCGAAGAGAAGCTATGCAATATGTTTAGAGACATTCAGACACCTTTTTTGAAGAATTGTCCAAAAGACAGAAAGAATTTTTTATCATACAGTTATGTACTCTACAAGTTCTTCCAGATCCTTGGTCTTAATGAATACCTGAAATACTTCCCTTTATTAAAGAGCAGAGAAAAACTATATTTACAAGATCAAATATGGAAGAAGATTTGTGAAGAATTAAACTATGAGTTCATTGCATCACCCTCATTATGAACTTTCATTATTTTTACTAAACTCCTGGGAATCCTATGAGATTGAATCCTGCACCAAGTCCAACACCTTGTCTTGCACCCATAGAAATTGCAGGAGCAAGTAAATCAAGAATAGAAAATACACACGCTGCTGTAAGAGCAATAAATAGTATCTCGCTAGATTGCAATTTTGATTGAGGCAGCACATACGCCACAATAGCAACAGCCAGGCCCTCTGCTGCATATTTGATAAGTCGAATAATAGCCTCCCATAAATCAAAAGAATAGCTTGATTGGCTCATTTATACTTTACTATTTAATGAGAATATTTTTTTATTTTCTGTTCAAAGTTGAAAAAGTATATAAGATTATACATCATCAATATAGATATGACAGATACTACACTAGTTTCAACAAAAGAAGTTGATTATTTGGATGAAGACAAGCCAATTAGGGGACAAAACTATGTTCTTGTTTCTTTCGTGAGTCCAGAGGATGTGATTGCCAATAAGGAAGCATACTATTTTTCCAGATTTATTGAGCAGTTTGGAAAGGATATGAACACGCTTTTTACCGGAATTCAAGCCAAGTATCCTGATGCCAAGGATTTGATTGACACTGTGAAGAGCAATCATTTATACATTTCTGACGTAAGTGAGATGCAGGAGCAATATAAGTTTTTCAAATCCACCAATTCTGCTGAAGTTGAAGCAGATTACCACAGGGACAATAATTTTCAGACAACTATCCGTGGGCTTAAAGTAAGAGGTGTGTTTGATACACTAGAAGAGGCAAAGAATAGGTCAGAATTCTTGAAAAAGGTTGACAACAAGTTCAATATTTTCATTGGACAAGTTGGTGTATGGTGTCCTTGGTCGCCCAATCCAAATGATATCAATAATCAAGAATATTCAGAGTCTCAATTGAATACGCTTATGAAGAAGTATAAGGAAAATATGGACAACAAGGACATTATGTTTGAGAAGCGAAAGCAAGAACAGATCAATATTTCTTCTAAGCCAGTATCAGATTCATCTGATATTTCAGAAATTGCAGAAAGTCTTGCAAAGGTAGATCCTTGGACAGAGAAGACACAGACTTCTGAATCTAATGAGATTATCAACTAATTTATTTTTCTACTTTCTATTATAAAGAATGAAAAGCATTGCTATTTTCCTTTTATTTGTTGGAATTATATTGATCATACAGGGATATTATAGTAACTTAGCAGCTTGTCCAAAACCCAAGACAGTTATCAAATATGTACCCAGAAGTATATATGAAGAACAGCTAACTGGTAAAGAAGATATTGAATCATATTACAAAGGAATGTTCAACAGCATTCAAACAATATAAAAATCATACATACTTATAAGAATATGCATATCAATGACATATCAGATATGATTTTCGATCATATTGACAACAAAAACACATCATCTCTTGACAAGATTAAAATTGCTCTACACAAATATGGTGAAAAACAACGAGATATGCTCATAGCTGAAAACAACAGGCAGACAGAGTACATCAATAAGTATGAGAGTAGGAGACAGATGCAAGATGATATGTATAACCAATTTGTG